TTAGCAGGCTATCATATCAGAATTATCTTTGTGTTTTTCGACAACTTTCTTAACACTTGATTCGTGCCAAAATACCTCTTTGTCACTTACCTTGATAGGTTGAGGAATTTCACCATTCTTAATCATGCGATAGAATTTAGTGCGGCCAATAGACATTAGCATCATAAACTCTTTAGCACGTACACGACGATCAATTTCCATTCACCCCTCCTTACTTTCCGCTTTTCTAAAATCAGTCTCTGTCACAATCCACTGAACATCTTTAAGACTTGGACGAAATACGACAACGCAACAACCAAATGGCGCATTAGATGATGAACCGCCAAACTTTAAGCGGCCACGAATAAAATGAATTTCACGACCCAAACAATAGTCTTGAAACCAACGGGCATCAGTGCGAACAGGAACGAGTGCAACTACCGTATGACCCTTACTTGCTGTTTCTGCTGCTTTGGCAATCCAATCTACAATTTCACGGCCGTATGGTGGATTCATCCAACATGTTCCAGACCATTCTTGTTTCAGCCCATCAATTTCAGGCGTGAAGTAGCGCTCACATTTGGCATTCTCAGGCAGAGCACAAACATCTAAATCAAAGTTAAAAACTCGATCCAATTTTTCAAAAAAATCTTGCGGTGTTGACCATACATCTGTTCTATTTTCAGCAAGACCAAACAGCTTGCTTTGGGCCATTGTGTTCATCCCTCAGCTCCCGATTCAACATCCAACAACATGCTGCCTTCCTCTGGATATTCGGTCATCCAAAAGTAATAGCCTTTGCCACTGTGCCCATCTTCAAAAAATTTAATAGTTAGTTCAGTTTCAAGTTGATCTAAATCATTTTCACCATCTGGATTTACAAATTCGAGAAGGCTTTTTAATTGGTGACCATTAAGAGTTATGCTCATTGTTCAGCTCCCGATTCGCTTGCTTCTACCATTGCCTTGTAAATGCTATTTGCTAAGAAGCCAGCGCCTTTATCAAAGCCAGCACGCTCCATCACTTCTGTTGGCTCTTTCGGTACCAAACAGTAACCCTCGGGCACCGCCTGAGCTTTGGCTTTTTCTAGCTCTGCTCTAAGCCTGTCAATTTCACAAGCCGCATGTTGGCAAATAACACGTAATTCATCTTCGTTATATTCATCTGCATGCATCATCATTAAATGACTGATTTCGGTGCCAAATTGACTATCACCATCGAACACCCAAACAAAACCATCATCTTGTTCAAAGCGTAAATTAACTTCTCTTTCCTTATTCAAATCTGTCATGCTGCCACCTTCGCCTTAATGCGCTCTTGATATAACTTTGCGTAGTACTCTTGAGCATGTGGAATTTTGTCTTTGATCTTCTGGATCATTGCTTCGTCACGTTTGTAGGTGACAGTTGTTAAACGTTCTCTTAAATCAATACGCTCGACTAAATCAATCAACTGCTCTCTATCATCCCAGTCATTTGTAAGCTCGATAGGGCAAGGAAGAAGCCAGAAATCAACCATTGCTTGCTCACAGTCGTAAAGCCACATGTAGCCTTGCATCTGCCAGTCATAGCCCGCCTTCTTTGCCTTTTCTTCTGCTTCATCTTGAAAGAATGGATGAGTCCCAATATCCCAAGTGCATTTAGTGTCGAGGATCAATTTATTGTTTAAATCGAGAACATCACACTCACCAGTAATTAATTCATTTTCCCAACGGCCTTGATGTTTTAAGTACTGACGAAAACGAACCTTGCCAGACAGGCTAATTGCGACTTCTTCAAGAGCATTGCCCTTAGCTGTGTACTGGTTGCCTTTGAAAGACTTGAATGTGGTCAAGTCCTCCTTAACGATTGTTCTGATCTCAGTCTTAGCTGTATCGCTAAGAACTGAGCCTTTAGTTTTAGGGTCGCCTACAAGCTTATGAAGACTTGAGCATCGGAATAGCTTCATAGTGCATTTACCTCAGCTATTTGTGCATTAGTAAGTGCATAGCCTTCTAATACATACTCTTTAGTAACTGCATCGGCTTTGATTTGCTCTAGGAGAACTGGAAACTCATTGTCTGGTACAGTTGGTTTAACTTCCTGAACTTCTCCAACTTCCTTCACGGTGACATTTTTAAACCAGTCTTTAGGTGAGCTCATTCCATCACGTAAGCTAGTGAAAATCTTGCGAAGCGCAACGATATTGGCTGCTGTAATAGCATCAAGACGACGCTGAATGTAATCTTCAATGTCTTTCTTGGTGACGTTAAATTGCTCAAAGGCAACAACAAGTTTTTGTACAGCTTCTGGTGAAGTATCAGCACTTGCATGGATTGTTTTTTCACACTGATTAACTGCATCATCAATTACATCACCGGGTATTACACCTAAGATACATGCACGTAGACGACGAGCACCATTGTTTGCAACCAATTCATAAATATCGCGTGGATCTGTTAATTTTTTAGATCCATTGCGTGTATAACGAATATGTGGAACCTGAAAAACCTTTGTTTGACGGGTATTTGTTTCAACATCCCAAGCAAATGCTTCAACCGTTGATTCGCCATTTTCAGAAGATAATTCGCGGATACCGTACTGAATATTTCCCCAATTCTGAGCAAGCATTTCCGCAAGTCGAATTGATGGACCAGTAACTGAAGTACCACCACGAGCATAAGAATAAACAGCCGATTGAGCTAAACCGGGACGCTGGCAAGCGTTCATAATCCGGTCATAAGCTTCAATTGGGTTACGTGGGAACTGCTTAGCAATAACTAAAGCAGCTTGAACCTCTGCAATTGCACGTTGACTATCAGATTGAACTGTAGACATTGCTTGAGTTGTAGGAGCAGTTACTGCAAAAGGGTTTTGTCCTGAGTGTTGCACTGGCGCATTCATAATCTTCTCCTAATTCTTATCTGCTAACTTTTTGAAGTGCTGGCACATGCTTCTGACAACTTTAAACAACCACTTTTCTTCTCTTTGGGTTGTATATCTTGATGTGGTAGTGAAAAGTTGAACAACATGTTCATGGCATTCTTGTCCGTACCATTGTTCCAAGAAGTACTCTTCAATAGTCTTGAAGCCACAACTTCCACGGTAAGCAGTCCAAGCACAATCCCAACAACGGATAGTGACTTGAAATGCTTGTTCGCCATACCACACAACGAATACGTCAATTGGATCTACACCGTTGTTTGCTGGAATGTGGTGTGCATGTACGCTTTTAACTTCCATCACCCACCTCTCAACTCATTGATTTTTTCTTCTCTTGCCAGTTCTTCTAAATACTCATTTAGCTTAAGGATTTGAGTAGAAGTCAGGGCAAAGGGCATACCTTCGATTGCATCAACATAATCAAAGTTATCGACATGTGGTCGGCTAGATGAATCGACAGTCATTCTGGTGTAATCCACATCTTTCCAGTCTTGACAATCCAAGCCTTCGCCATATTCAAAAGTGTCGTTTTTCTCAATTCCTTTGACACTTGCTACGATGTAGATGTGCTCAGCGTTTTGGATAGATAAAGAGAACTGAACCACGCCATCCTCAACACCTACATTCATCACTTCAAGGCTTGTGAATACAGCAGCATCAAACGAGATATTGGCTAACATATTCATTAGATAATCCCCCAGTGAACCGCCAAGATGAGGTTGAAGAACCCAATGAAACTAGCTAGTGCTATGTAGTTATCCATGAGAGTGCTCCTTGTCCAAATCAACTTCTTTCGAGCGTTCAGCAAGCATTGCGTCTGCTAAGTGATATGCATTTCTAGCCACATCTTCATCAATTAGATAGAAGCCCATGTTTGCAGCAAAGCCTTGCATAGCAGCAATTGCAAACTGATCACGTAAAGTTAATGTTTCCATCACTTCACCCCCTCAACCTGAACGCGGACATACATGTTCTGTTTTGCTTTGAGTTCGTTGACGTGTTGCTCGTCGGCACAGCCTTTTAAGAAAGCAAATGCAATGAAGGTGATAATCCAGAAAGCTACGAATGCTTTCGAGCCATCCCTAAAGGCTTGGCTAAGCTTGTACTTTTCAATTCTTTGATTCATACTTATCTCCGCATTTGATGCAAACCGCCTAGACTTCGACCCCTATGGCGGTTTTTGTTTGTCGATGAGATAATATTAACTATGGTTAATTTTTTAGTCAAGAGAAAAGTTAACAATGGTTAATCTTTTTATTAACTATAATTCATGCTTTAATAGACAAAAGAAAACCCACACGGGGTGGTGGGTTTGTATGGTTAAGTTTGGCTACCTAATTTAGTGACGAAGGAATTTTGATAGGGGTTGAACTACAGCATAGTCAGAAAGGATAGCTTGCTCCGCTTTGTATTTATCATTCTCAGTATCATCAATAATAATATTAAAGGAAACATTATCATTTAAGTTTTGAGTATCGATCATTTTTCTCAATTGATAATTTGTTTTATTCTTATCTGCTTGTATGTAATCAATAAATGTACTGTTGTGTGAAAAATTAAAAGGGTATTTCTCCCCAGAGCGACCAGCAAGTTTAGGGCTTACCTCAATTGAGTGAAATTTTCTTTCTAGCACAACTCTAATTGAATCTAGAATTTCATCAATTGCTTGATGAGATCTTGATTTGTATTGGTAATTGATTAGCTTTCCAAGAAGTTCAGTATATTCAATTACAGTAAAATCTAGTTGTTTTATTGATGTCTCGGCAACCAAACACCCATCTTGTACAGAAATAGATTCATACATTTTGCAAAAGTATTTAATTTTATCAATCGCATCAAAATTTTCCACGCATACAGATTCTTCAAAATGACGAACATTTAGTCCATAGTCACTTAGAATAATTTGATCTCGTGTATTCTTATGCGCATAAACTACTGCTGGAGACCCATTTGGAAAAACTAGGGGTAGAGTGAAGCCACAAGAATTTCCTTGATCAGAAAACTTTTGGATAAAAGCATTCAAGACTGTATCTGAAAGATGTGCACTCATAGTAGCAACTCCCCCGCAAGAGGTTCCATTATATCACTCGACCTAATTTGCAAATTAATATTTTTAGCAAAAAGTTGAAACCATTTTTGCCAATCTTCAAGATTGTAAGATAAGTCAATTTCAAATGAGTCATCAAGAAGATGAATGTGTGGTCCATAAAAAACTTCACGCTTCTTTTTATCAACATGAGACCGCTGATGTTCTGGATATACACAAAGATCGTAAAGCCAGTTAGTCTTTTTTCCAACTCTCTGAACCAAACCAAAACTATGCTTCATTGAATCTGGTGCAATATTTGTTCTTAAAAATATACTTAACCCCACAATATTTAGCTCGGTTGATGTTTCGTAAATCGGAGCTCCTGAAAATTTATAAAGCGATAGACTATTTATTTCTCTCGCCATCTTAACTGGGGACTCAAAATATTTTGGAGCCTCCAGTATTCTTTTCCCCTCATCAAGGTCTCCAAAGCACCTATTCCCACTCATGCGCTTCTCCAAAATTATTCCCGAACCGTTATAAAGTACTGTGTCGGGTTCACAGTTTATTAATCATTTGTGTTATTAATTTTCTGACCTAGCTTTCCTTCTTTTACCAACTGCACAACCTGCTCATTAGTAAGCACAGGAATAAAGACTTTGTCGCCAATATCTTTAGAAAGAATCTTCACTTCTTCGGCTGTTAGCACCAAAGCTTCACCATGTTTCGCAGCATCATTGATGCGAGCAATAATCTGGTTGATTGGTAGTTTTGAATTGTCCATAAGTCTTCCTGTGATTAATGCGAATAAGGATGTTCTTGTCTGTGCTGACTTGGCGGCACGATATCTGTAATAGCGGTAATACTTTCAACCTCGTCCATTTCAAAGAAAAATCGCTCACCACCATTCACAGAAAGCAAACTTAAAACCCCACCATTGATGCCGACAAATTCTTTAATTGTGCATCTTCCATCCTTCAAGCACACCTGAACAAACTCATTCGGCACAAGCTCAGCATCTGGATCGCAAACTACATACCAGCCATTACGAATTGCTGGAAACATTGAGTCGCCAGTGCCTTTAATACCATAGGCTCTTGGACCCGCTGTATGAGTTGGAACATATCCATCACCTGCGTTCCCATCATATCCCATATCTGTGAAATACCCATCCATACCCATCTTTGAATAGGCTTTAACAGGAACGTATCTTTTTTGAATAGGGAATGGCTTAGTTGGTGTTTGGACAAATTTAACAGCTTCTTCACTATCTGGAATGTTGTACTTCTGCTTAAAAGCTTCAATATCTAGAACATTTAATTGAGCTAAATTGTAACCTGATTCTTTTTCAATCGGTCCACCATAAAGCAACCAATCGTCACTCACACCTAAAAATTTCGCAATGACTTTCAAATTTTCCGCTGTAGGCACGCTAGTACCATCTAGCCATTTCTTTGCTGCAACAGGAGACTTTTTTGTTGCTCTTGCTAAATCAGCGGCTCTTAAGTTTTTTTCTTCAAGTTTTTGCTTAATTCGAGAGTGTAAAGACATAACAAATATTCCAAAAACATTAACTAATGTTAATACGATCTATTGAAACTATGGTTAACAAGTGGTAAATTTGGTTTATTAACTATAGTTAACTTGGTGTAAGCATGAAAATTAGTGACCTCATGACATACCACGACTGCAAAAATCGGAAAGAGTTGTCTGAAAAAACTGGATATTCAACTGTGACCCTCTGGAAGTGGGAAAACAACGGTATACCACCCAGAACTCAAGCAGTCCTGCAAGTCAAAACCAAAGGCAAACTTAAAGCCGATTTACAAGCATTAACCGCTTAGGAACTAAACCATGAGCAAAGTATCAACCGAATTGAGTGCAAGTGCGAGAAATAGCATTACAAGGGTTTTACGCATTCTTGCAAACAGTAATAACTCCCAGATTGCTGAAAAGTTGGGGCTAGATCCAACTACATTTTCAAGATTTAAAAATGACAAGAAAAACAATGGCTTGTCAGATATTGAGAATGTTTGCGCAATGTTGGATTTGCTTGAATTAAAAATCGTACCGAAGAAATACAAGTTAATTCATAAGGAAAAGTTGGCAGCGCTTTTGAATCTATCAAAGGCTTATATGGGACGCCTAGGTTCAGTCGACGATCTTTTTCAAGATGACATTGAAGACTTTGGAATTAATGAAGAACTCGGATATTAAAAAACCGCTTCCTGCGCGAACAGGTTAGCGGTCACGTTCAATCGGAGAAGGACCAAATGAACTATTCAATATTAGCAGAAACAGTAGAGAAGGGGAACTAGATGAGTAAAACCACTTTTAAATTTATTCAGTGGTACGAATCTAAGTACCCTGAGTTTGTAAATCGATATGGAGCTTTAAAACGCTTATATGACTCTGATTTAGATAGTTTCTTCATTGAAGAAATTGATGAGCTGTATAAGGAATTTAAGCAAGGTGGTGTTGTATGAGCTTATACACCACAGGTCATCCGGTTGTAGACAAAATTGCCAGCCTCAATATTGAAGGCAATGTCATTCCTGCTAATTGGTTTAATACTTTCAAATTGGAAAATGGAAAGCCCGATACAAATGCGGTCATTTTGCTTTCAGAAATTGTTTATTGGCATCGTCCAACTATTGTCCGTGATGAAGATTCTGGGCATATCGTTTCGGTAAAGAAAAAATTCAAAGCTGATTTATTGCAACGCTCATATCAGAGTCTAGCAGATCAATTTGGGTTCTCAAGGAAGCAAGTTAAAGAAGCATTAGATCGTCTTGAAAAGTTCGGCGTGATCAAGCGTCACTTCCGCTCTGTAGATGTAAATGGTCAAAAACTTAGCAATGTTTTGTTCATTGAATTAGTTGCCCATGTTCTCTTTGAAGTGACCACCCTCCTAACTTCTACGGTAGGACCCTCCTCACTTGAAAGTCATGACCTCCAACCCTACAGGGAAGACCCTCCCCACCTGGAGGGTGACACATATACAGAGAATACTACAGAGATTACTACAGATAGTAAGTTAAGCACGGCTGAGCTTGAAAAAATCTTGAAAGGGAAGAAACCATGTGAAGCTCTTGTCGCTATCGGTTTAGATCTTGAGGTTGCTAAACGATTCAATGAATACCGTAAGACCCTTAAAAAACCATTAACTCTTGATGCTGTGATCAAGCATTACCACGAAAGCTGCAATGCAGGGATTTCAACTAATGATGCAGCTCGTATTGTTCTGAGTGAATCGTGGATTGGGTTTGCTAGTCGTTACAACTGGAAGCCAGCATTTGAAACTTTGAATGGTTCTGCACAACAACAAACACCAGCAGATATGAAAAATGCTGATCTTAATTATGGGGATTGGTAATGAGTTCTGATATCCAAAATATTTCTATTGAGCAGAGTGTTCTTGTTGCACTCATGACAACAAGCAACTCACTTGAAGTAGTTGCAAACGATTTGACTGAGGAACATTTCTTCGCTGGACGGCACAAAATCATTTATCGCGCCATTGTTGAGTTATCAAATGCTGATATGCCATATGACGCTGTATTCGTTGGCAAGCATCTTCAAGAAAGAAATCTGCTAAACGATATCGGCGGTGAAGAATATTTAATTCAACTAAACAGCGCTATAGGTAGTGTGCATCACCTTGAATACTTTGTTGCTGAATTAACAAAGTTAAAAAATCACCGTGAAGTTGAAGGCATTGGGCTTGCCATTGCTGGACGGGCAAAAGACTTAACAGTAAGTGATATTTACCTTGAAGCTGAGAACCTATTCAGCACATCAAGTAGCACTATCGAACAGAAGCAAACTGGTTTTGATTTCAATCAAGCCTTAGAAAAAACTTTAGAACGTTTCGAGAAGAAAATCGCCCAGAAGGAAGAAAAAGGGTTTATTGGAGTTCAATTTAATATTCCTCACTTAGATAACCTTCTTGGCACAATCGAGAAAGGACATTTTTGTGTTATTGGTGGTCGTCCAGGTAGTGGCAAGTCAACACTCGCGCAGATGTGTGCAATGCAAACTGCTAAGCGCTACAACATGCCTGTTTTATTTATCTCTGCTGAGATGGATACGCCAACCCTAACCAACCGCATGATCTCAGCATTAGGGCATATCCCATATAACAATCTGCACAATGGGGAAATTTATGACGGAATGTTTGAAAAGCTTACTGGCACGATAGCTCAGTTCCGCAACCTTCCAATTTTTATTGAAGAGAAGCAGAAGCCAACAATTTCTGAAATCCAAAGCTATGCGCGTAAAGCAAAACGCAAATACAAGGCTCTAGGCTGCATCATTGTGGACTACTTGGGCTTAATTCGTGACCCATCTAAAAAAGACCGTGTTCAGGAAGTTGCATCAATTAGCCGTGATTTAAAAGCCATGGCTAAAGAGTTTGATTGTCCAGTAATTGCATTAGCTCAACTCAACCGAGCAGCAGAAGGACATAAACCTGTTGCAAGCGACCTTAAAGACTCAGGTCAAATTGAACAGGATGCAGACCAAATTATCATGGTCCACCCATTACTCGAAAAGGAGACAAATGCACCTACAGGTGTAACTGAATTAATCATTGCTAAAAACCGTCACGGTAAGCGTGGATCTGTAAAGGTTCAGGATCGCTTAGATATTTGTCGTTTCGTAGGCATGTCATTCCCAGTGGAAGAGAGAGGTGCAGCGTGAAAACTTTAAATAGAACAAAGAAATTAAACTTTGATGACCAGCTTAGCTTACTCGTGTTTGGCTGTCATGCATCAGCGCCTTTCAGTGTCAAAGACGTGAAGGAATCAGTGTTTGATTTCAATCGAGGAACCATCTACAGCAATCTTCAAAAATTTGTTGAATGGAAATATTTCGAACGTGTTGGGAAAAATCATTACAAGGCAACTCAATACGCAAAAGACATCCTGAATGTTAAAGGGGAGCTGAAAGCATGATCGAATTTGCAGATTACAACTCAATGATGAAGCTGCGTAGAGCGTACAACCTCGGTACTCGTAATGAAGAAACAAGAGCAGCAGCGAACCTATACGAGAAATTAAGAAAGCTGAAAATGCTAGACCAACTCAAGCAGGAAGCCATGACTAAACGTTACAAGGAGGCGGTATGAAACCAGAACAGTTTATTCGTAAACATGGAGTTAAAAGAACAAAGGAATGCATACCAGCCTACGAGAAGCATTATTGCGGATTAGAAAAGTTATTTGTGGACGACCTCAAGCGTCTGGTGGAGTCGGTTGATCGTGTCAATGCATTTGGTGGCTTAAAGGACGCAAAAGCAGTCGTAAAGATGGGTAAGCACTACAAGTACTTGAAAGCCCACATTAGTAATTACGAATCAATATACGGAGGCGGGGATGAGTAAACGTGAAGTAACTGAAATGGATCTCCGTAAGCCAGAGTTTCAAGATCCAAAATTAACCCTAGACATGCTTGAGTTTGATAAGGACGGCAATGTTGTTCGTAAGGATCGATTCGAGCAGGGAATGCGACGAATTCTTGGGGTATTGATTGAACATGGTCTTGCTAGTTCTCGTGAGCCTTGGACAGTAGACGAGGTTGTAGAAAAAGTAAAAAAACAATTCGCAAAGCATGCAAAAGGAGCCAGCCATGAGTGAGTTTAAAGTCGGCGATCACATCGTGATTGACCAAAAGTATGACAAGACCTTCATGCCCGTTTTGCAAATTATTTCAGAAGGTAAGAACTATTTCTATTGCAATGATGGGCAAGTACATAAATCGCAAATGGAACAATGGCGCAAAGCTGAGCCAGAAGAAATCGCAGCAGGTCACCGCATTGATAAACCCTCGGATTCGGGGGAATTAGAAACCCTAGACAAACTAGAAAACCACATTTCGCTGAATTGCAAAGTGGAGGATGTTTGAGATGGATAAACCAATAACATTTAGCGAATGGTTAGGCACACAAGGCAATATGGTTCTCCTTCATGCCAATTGTTGCCGTATTGCCTATGAAGTTGGTCAGCAGTCACAGCAAGCGAAAGTGGAAGAGCTGCAAACCCTATACACCCAACAAGGCATAAACATGTTGAAGATGCAAAAGCGGGTGGATGCGGCACTTAAGTTAATCGAATCATGGAATGAAATTGCTTTTGATAAAACCACTCATTGGACAGAAGGTTATGAAGAAGGCTGCTACCACTGTGCAGCGCAGTTAGAGCAAGCGCTCAAGGGGGAAGGATGAAAAATTTTCTAATTGGCACAGGAATGGCGGTTATCACAGTTGTCCTAATCCAAGTTCTTCTTATCTGGCTGTTTGGAGCGTGACCAATGACCACATTCAAAGAGGCTCAAAGGGTCCAGTCACTGAAGGCAGCTCGCTCTAAGCGATTCAACCGAGTACCTACAGAAGATCAAGAACAGATGGCGCTCATGAGTTGGGCGCATCGAGTGAAGTATGGGTCAGGTCGTTTGAGTGATTACCTGTTTCATATTCCTAATGGTGGCTCAAGAAACATAATTGAAGCTGCAAAGTTCAAGAAGTTAGGCGTAAAGGCTGGTGTTCCAGACCTTCAGCTAATTGTTCCAAATGGTGAGATACACGGGCTTTGGATTGAATTGAAGTCAAAGAAAGGGAAATTACAGCCAAGTCAAAGGCTCATGATTCAACGCTTAGAAGAACAAGGTTACATGTGCAAAGTCTGCTTCGGTGCAGATGAAGCCATAGATGAAATTAAAAAGTATTTGATGATTTGAGGTGGCGTGATGGGATTGGTGAAGGTTTGGGATAAAGAAATTAAAGGCAAGCTGTATGCAGTTGGAGATATTCACGGCTGCTACAACTTGTTGATGAATCGCCTCAAGGAAATTGGCTTTGACTTTGATAATGATCTTCTTGTTGCTGTTGGTGATCTTGTTGATCGTGGTGCACAGAATCTTGAATGTATCGAATTGCTTTCTAAGCCATGGTTCACGTCGGTTCGTGGTAATCACGAGGACCTCTGCATTGGTGGTCTGCATGACCAGTCATACAAGCGTTGCCACATAGACAATGGTGGTGAGTGGTTCTACATGCTTGATGGGCAAGCTATGTACAACATTGCAAAAGTATTCTCTGAATTACCAATTGTTTTAGAGATAAACCACAAAGGCAAGAAGTTTGGAATTGTGCATGGGCATATCGAACAGAATGATTGGAATGAGTTTAAGGACTCGTTTAGTCAGCCATCTAAAAACCGTGCTCCATCAGATTTAGCTATGTGGGGTCGTGAGCGTCTTGATACTGACAATCAGCAATACACGCATGTAAATGGTGTAGATGCAGTGATTATGGGGCATACAGTAACTCAAAAACCATGTAAGCGTGATAACTGCTATTGGATTGATACCGGTGCAGTTCATTGGGGAACTATAACAATCTTAGATTTAGAAACTATTTGAGGGTGACGGTATGAATGCAGTAGCAATTGAGAAGTTTGAACGTTTTGAATGGTTGACTCATGGTTTAACTGCGAGTTCACCAAGTATTGAGCCAGTGGTCCGCGGAACAGGAGAGAAACCATTGAACTATCAAGACCGCTTGGGTGCTATTGCTTCAATGGAAACCCAGTTAGCAAAGTCAGTCACAGCACTGATTGTGTTTGAAGGCAAGTCACAAAGTGATTATGAGTATGTACGTAATCATTTGGCGAAGATCATGATTCAAAATGCCGCAGTTGATAAGAAGCGAGAGCCTGAACATGTCGCTATATATCACCTAGCATGGTTGATTGCTCGCCTAGTATTGGACTTCGCATTAAATCCAGAGTTAGAAGAACATTACACAGCTAAAGGGCGCTTGGCATATGCGGGCTTAAAAAGCCATCAGATGAGTACAGAGTGTTATCGCAAGACATGGAAGCCTTATGAAAACCTAATGACTATGGCAATCGAATCAGCAATTGACGAGGCAGGCAAAGCAGTTGAAGCCTACAAAAGAAATACTTACAAAGATATGAAAGCGTAGGTATTCCATTATTGCGGAAACAAGAGTATAGTTTTTATATACTGGTCGTATTACGGATTTCCGAAGACCAATACATCAAAGCTCACTTAATCGTGGGCTTTTTTGTTGCCTATAGGAAAGTTGCCCGAATTGGTAAAGGGGATGGCCTGCTAAGCCATTGTTGCTATCAGCGACGCATGAGTTCGAACCTCATACTTTCCGCCAGTAATGGAAGAGTAATCCAAGTTTCGGCCTAATGGATGCGGTCTTGAAAACCGTTAGCTTTAAATGGCGTGTGGGTTCGAGACCCACCTCTTCCGCCAAATTCTAGGAGGTTCACATGCTCCGAATAATTAAGCAGGTCTTTTGCATACATGTTTGGGAATATGAATCCGACATGTTCAATCAGAAAGAATGCAGAAAGTGTGGAAAGATTAAATATAATTTACTATTGAGAATACAATAACTTACGTTAATTTTTTTCTTGCAAACTGAATAAAAAAACCTCATTATGGGATTGAAATATAACTGAGGTTTTTAGATGAATTTAAATGTAGTTTGCTTTGGCGGTCGATTTGATGGTAAAGAAATATCACGTTCAAAAATCGATCATGTACAAAAAAGTATCGATTTAAGAATCGAGAGAAAACCTGGGTTTCAAACTCAGGTTAATATTTCTAACAATCCTGAAACCGAAAAATATGTTCTAAGAGTAGTTAGATTTCGGAGTGAGTTTAAGGATGTTTTGATTAAGAAAAATGACTCTATTGAAGACCATGTCGAAGCTATTAAGCAAAAATGGGAAGATTTAGAATTAATTGGATTCGATTTAGATTAAGTAATATGACTTTTATTTAAATGCCCCGCTAAGTGCGGGGTTTTCTTTTGGGGTGAACATGGACACAATCGAAGCGAAGAAGAATTTAGAAATCTATAAACGTAATCTTAGCCGGTTAGAAAACTATAACCATTTATTCAGCAGCCATACGTTTAAGACTGAATGTCAGCGTGAAGTAAATACTCTCAGAACCAGAATAGAGAACCTAGAAAATGCGTTCGAAAAAGAGGCTAAACGAAATAAGAGCGCTACCCTGCGTTAGATGTGGTCAGAGTCCTAGTCAAGCCGCTCATTCAAATAGCTCGAAGCATGGTAAGGGGAAAGGAATTAAAGCCTCAGATGCCTTTACAGTGCCGTTATGCCACAAGTGCCATTTCCTATTCGACACATACCAATTAGGCACGAGACAAGAATCAGAAGCTCTATTTGATGGTTGGCTAGAAAAAACAGAGCGGATGCTTAATCTTAAAGATGATGAGGTGTTTTGAAATGGAACCTAGATTCGTCATTAAGAACCATTCTGACATCAACTATGTAATTGGCTATCTCAATACTAATCATGCGAAAGCAGCGAGTGAAGGGAAGCCGTTAGTTGTTACCATTAAGCCTCAAAGCACCAAGCGTTCATTAAATCAAAATGCTTTGTATTGGGATTGGATGCAGGAAATTCAGAATAAGACAGGGCAGGACAAAGAAGATTGTCATTTTGAGTTTAAAAAGAAGTTCTTAATTCACATCTTAAGGCGTGATGATGAAGAATATGCCGAGATGTGCCATGCAATCACAATGCTCAAGCAATCAGAGTCAGAACAATATGAAGCAGTGGCCAATGGTGTAATTAGAGAAACGTCTACAACAAGACTAAGCACAAAGCAGTTCTCTGAATACATGGGATTAATACAAGCTTATGCGACTAAAGAGTTAGGTGTATTTCTTAGATCTCCTGATGATTTGCAATACTCAGACATTACTTGATATAAGAACAACTTAACTAATCATTGAGTATAAAAAATGGAAAAGCCAACACTAGAAACATATAAAGCCTTCTTAGAGGACAACAAAGAAAAATATGGTCTAGTTGAGTATGAATTTATCAATCAAAAAGTAGCGGTATTTAAGTTCAAGCGCGGTTGTGAACTGAATATTAAATATCTTTTCAATGTTCGCCAGAGGCCTGAAAGTATAACTGGTGGACGATCAGAAACATTTGAAGAATGAAATAATACCCTCTTCGGAGGGTTTTTTAATGGGTGTCGTTATGGCCTGTAAAGGATGTGAGGAACGTCGTGACTGGATCAAACAACAATTCGAACTGTTCAAAGAAAGATTGCAGTTGCGGAAACAAAGAAATACTACAGCTGCTCACTCAGATAGTGGAGCAGAACACAACACTGATCCAGCAGGTAGCGAACAAGGATCAGGTGATACTGGCAGCACTGGAACAGAACAATGAGTTGCTAATGCAGCTTAGTGAGCAAGAGTCTGTTGTGGCGTATAGCAATAAGACGTTGGATTGAGTGAGGTGTCATATGTTCCATAGTGCGAATGATGGGAAAGGTAGACGGAAAGTATTAGTCAACGGCAATGAAGTTAAGCGAGTGGTTTGGGCTAACGAAGAGCAAGGGCTTGCATGTATCTATCGATATCCTTATCAAATAGATAGGCGTAAAGACGAAGTAAAGACAATGCTATTGCGTGGTGATGTGAAAGTTGAGTTTATAAATGAAACTACAAACTCTGAAGCCGAGACTACAGGCACAAAGAACACCACAAAAGATTGATAGTTCATGGCGTTCCAATAAGTCATCAACTGAGCGTGGATATGGGTATAGATGGCAGAAATCAAGAGAACGTTTTTTAAGATTAAATCCATTATGTGTTTACTGTAAGGCAAGTGGTCGTGTTGAGGTTGCCACAGTAGTCGATCATATTATCCCGCATAGAGGTGATCAGGAGATATTCTGGGATGAAATGAACTGGCAGGCACTATGTAGTAAATGTCACTCATCAACTAAACAAAAAGAAGAAAATCAATTAATTAAATAATTTATGGTATAATTATTAGACAAAACAAAAGCTCTAAAGACTGGCATCAATAGAGCTTTCTAATCAATCAATCTAGTAAGGAGATTGAAATGACTGTAGATAATTCTGCATGTTTTTCTAATTTAAGTAAACCTACACTGAACTGTACTATTTGTAATACTCCATTCATACCTAAGAGAACAAGTTCTATTGCATGCTCTAGTAAATGTAGAGACAAGATTAAATATCTAAAGAACAAAGTCGTGAAGACTAATAGTTGTCTTAACTGCAATACGATATACACCAAGAAGCAAGGGCAATCAAAGTATTGCTCAAGTGAATGCAGAGTTGAGCATATTGCATCTAATGGTATGGTAACGAGAGCAAAAGAAACTAAGTACATGAAGATGGTTGTTAGAGTTTCTTTCTGCGTGGTTTGCAATGCAGTTTGCGAAGCACCATATCAAGGACATCTTAAGAAGTATTGTTCGTATAAGTGTGAAAGTGTAATAGAGAGAACCAAACCAAGATATAGGGCTAAGCGAGCTAGACGTGATGCTCGAAAGCGCAATGCTATTACATCCGCGCCCATTGACCCGATAATGATTTTAGAGCGTGATAAGTGGAAGTGTTATTTATGTGGTGTTGATACGCCAAAGACACTAAGAGGAACTATAGAAGATAACGCACCAGAAGTTGATCACATTATTCCTTTAAGCAAGGGTGGTGGTCATGTCGAATCCAACCTTAGATGTTCATGTCGGAAGTGTAATTTGAAGAAAGGTGATCGAATCTATCAGCTTATTTAAAAGGCTGGGGGGTAGGGGAAAGTGAAAATTGCAAAAGTTTTCTAGACCGCCGCCCTCCTCACTTATAAGAAAAAATCAGTTTTCATAAATATGTTAAAGGAGGGTATATGGCTTTAACAGAAAAAAAGAAGGCATTTGCCCTCGCAAAACGAAAAGGCAAAGATAATAAGGAAGCTGCCATTTTGGCTGGGTGCCCTGAAAAGACTGCATCTGCGGCTGGTGCTCGATTGGCAAAAGACCCTGATGTTATTGCCTATCTGGAACGACTTGAGAAAGCTACACCTGAACAAGTTGTTAAACATGACGTTAAACCATTAACAACCAATACCACTATTCAGGCCGCCAAGAATCTTGCAGACCCGTTGGCCTTTTTAGAGTCTGTTTATACTGACCCTGTCGAAGACATGGCTTTAAGAGTTCGTGCGGCTCAGGCAGCCCTTCCATACGTCCACGGCAAAGTAGCTGAAAAGGGTAAGAAGGAAACCAAAGAAGATGCGGCAAAAACCACCGCAAATGGTGGTGGTAAATTTGGAACATTAGGTTCACAACTGAAAAGTTAAAGAAAAACTTGGAGAGGTTATTTAAAAAGATTAGGGTGTGTTGACACTTTTAGCTTAAAAAAATAGCGAAGTAGTAAAATCAAATCGCCAAAACCAATTTTACTATTCGCTATGCCTCGTACCATGCTGACAGATCAACACTGGCAAAAGTTGAAAGTTATTCTGCGTAATTTATCCATTCACCACAACTCAAATTTACGCAATTTTATTGAAGCTATTCTCTATAGAATTAGAACAGGCTGTCCGTGGCGAGATATTCCTTGCTGTTTTGGTCATTCAAACTCTATTTTCAAACGTTTTAATCGTTGGTCAAGCAGCGGTAAGTTTCTTAGATTATTCAAATTACTAGCCTCATGCCCCGATATGGAGTGGATTTTTATTGATGGCTCTCATGTACGTGCTCATCAACATTCTGCCGGCATAGCGAATCAATCTATTTCTAAAAGTGTAGGAGGAAACTCCTCAAAAATACATTTGATTGTTGATGCACATGGCAATCCTATTGATTTCATGATTACCGATGGAACCACACATGATGTTAAAGTTGCACCTGATTTAATATCAACATTAGATTTAAAAGAGACAAAAGTGGTATGTGCAGATAAAGGCTATGATTCAGAACCACTGCGTGAACAGATCAGGAAAACAGGGACTAAAGCGAATATACCAAAGAAAACAAATAGCCAATCGAACAATGACCATATGGACTGGTATTTATATAAAATCAGGCATTTAGTTGAAAATATGTTTTGTAGATTAAAGCAATTTAGAGGAATAGCTACTCGATATGACAAGCTCAAAAGAAATTATCAAAGTTCTGTTGCTTTAGCATGTATATTTTTATGGCTACCTTTATAGGGTTAATTATGAACAGTAAATGTCAACAAACCCTATTATTTTGAAAATTCTAAATCTTTTATAACTATGCGTGATTTAACGGGTTTACTCAAAGACTTTTTTGAAAACAAGCCTTTGTATAGCGATTTATATATTCCTAGAGTAAGAGGATTTAAGGAAGAGTATAAATTAAGAGAAATACAAGGGTTTTGCTCACAGTGTAATGCTGATAAGCCTTTCCATAATACTTTAGAAAATGATCGTATTGGCTTTTTACTTGGACATGAAGACATAATCTATTCAGTAGTGCGTTTTGGCTGTGTAACATGCCAAAATCAGAAAATGAGCTTTTGGCTTAGATTTGAGCAGAAGGATGGTTCTGTTATCGGTGTTAAGAAAATCGGACAGTTCCCACAAAAGGAGCTACCAAGAAGTAAAGCACTTAGCAAATTCTTCAAAACGGATAAAGAGGAATATAATAAAGCAGTGATTTGCATCGCTAACGGATATGGCGTTGCAGCATATGCATACATGAGAAGGATTGTTGAAAATAATATTTTGAGCTTGTTGGAACAAATTTTAGAAGATGTAGCTGCAGATTCAGATATTGCTAAAAGTATAGGTGAGTTAAAAGTTACAAGCCCCATGTCAGACCGAATCAAAATTGCTAATAATGCCTTGCCTGAATATTTAAAGCCTGATGGATTTAATCCATTAGGACAAATATATGGGCTGCTAAGTGATGGAGTGCATTCTCTGCCAGATATTGAATGTTTAGAGAAGGCAGAAAATATTCAAGCTTGCTTGGAGTTTATGATTAGTGAACTGGCTGCTCACAAACAAAATAAAGAAGATTTTAAAAAGCGATTAGCTGCTTTAAAAAAGTAATTCAAACCGCCAATTTGGCGGTTTTTTTATAGGAAAAAAATAAATGACCGCAATGCTTCCAGAATGGACAACCGCTTGCCCAGACTGGGAGGAGCGTATTGTTGCTAAAAAGTCGCTCATGCCATGTGAGCCATTATTTCCACAAGTTGCAGATGTTGCTGAGCGCATATTTAAAGAACTGATTCTTGTCGATGTGATGGGTAGCCCTAAGATGGGCGATGTCACATTGCCTTGGGTAATTGAGTTTGTTCGAGCAATCTTTGGTTCATACAATCCAAATACTAAGCGTCGATTAATTCGTGAGTTCTTTCTTCTAATTTCAAAGAAGAATACCAAGTCCACGATTGCGGCAGGTGTGATGCTTGTTGCTTTACTGTTGAATGACCGACTTTCTGCTGAACTGATTATCTTAGCGCCTACAAAAGAAGTTGCTGACAATAGCTTTAACCCTATTCGTGACTTTATCCGCGCTGATGAAGAACTGAGTGCAATGATTAATGTGTCTGAGCACACAAAGACAGTCACACATTTAGGTACAGGTGCAACGCTTAAAGTTATCGCAGCAGAATCAAATGCAGCAGCAGGCAAGAAAGCTTCAATCATTTTGATAGATGAGGTCTGGCTATTCGGGAAACGTGCCAACGCTGAATCAATGTTCCGTGAAGCAAAGGGTGGTTTAGCATCTCGTCCAGAAGGTTGTGTGATTTATCTGTCTACCATGTCGGATGAAGTGCCATGTGGAGTATTTAAGCAGCTTTTAGATTATGCCAGAGATGTACGTGACGGAATTAAAGTTGATAAAAGTTTTCTACCACTTATTTATGAATTCCCTAAGCATCTTGTAGAAGCAGGCGAACATTTAAAACCTGAAAATTTCTACATCACAAACCCAAACTTGGGTGCTTCGGTTGATCTTGAATATCTGATTTCGGAATTTAACAAAGTTAAAGATGCTGGTGAAGAATCTCTTAGAGACTTCTTGGCCAAACACTTAAACATTGAAATCGGCATGAACCTTCGTGCTAACCGGTGGGCGGGTGCAGAGTATTGGAATGCTCAAGCTAAAGATATCCAAATCGACCAACTAATTGAGCTATCCGATGTCATTACTTTGGGTATTGATGGCGGTGGTCTCGACGACTTACTTGGCTTCGCTGCTTTAGGTCGTTTAACAGAAGATCCTCGTATCTGGTGGCTATGGAATCATGCATGGGCAAATAAAGTTGCTTTGGAGCGCCGAAAAGAAAACATCCCAAAGTACCAAGACTTTGAAAAAGAGGGGAGTCTGACTGTAGTAGACAAAGTTGGCGAAGATATCGACCAATTGGCAGTGATTGCAAAGCAGGTTTATGACAGTGGCAAGCTCGACAAAATTGGTCTGGATCCGCAAGGTCTTGGCGGTCTTTTGGATGGCTTATTGGGTGTAGGTATTCCACAAGAACAACTTGTTGGTGTACCACAAGGTCATAGGTTGATGGGGTACATCATGACTGCTGAACGGAAACTGGCGGAGGGCAACCTTTGGCATGCTGGGCAGCAACTTATGACTTGGTGTGCTGGCAATGCGCGAGTTGTGATGATTGGTAATGGGATGCGAATCACCAAGCAAGAATCAGGGGTTGGGAAAATTGACCCTTTGATTGCAACATTTAATGCCGTGGCTCTAATGACTATGAACCCGATTGCCAAGAATTTAGACATTGATGATTATTTAGAGGACGTCGTGATAGCATGAGCGATTTACAAGACACGGGTTTTTGGACTCGTTTCTGGTCACGATTGACTGGAAATACACAATTACAAAAAGGCGATTCGTCTTATCCATTTGATAGTTATTTATCACCCGGTGGATCGGTTGTCACACCTGAAACGGCTTTGAAGCTTTCTGCAGTTTGGGCATGTGTAAAATTAAGAGCTGAAACTATCTCAACTCTTCCTTTACAGCTGTACGACAACAATAAACGTCTTGCTACTGATCATTACCTTTACCGTATTTTGCACGATTCACCCAATGCCGATATGTGTGCAAGTGAGTTTTGGCAAGTTCAAGTTGCTTGTGTTGACTTATGGGGGAATGCATACAACCTTATTACAAAAGACTCAAGCGGAAAAGTAATTGCTCTTGAGCCACTTTTCCCGAGTGGTATGGTTGTAAAACGTAATGATTTGGGAGCGATTGATTTTCATTACACTGAAAATGGGAAAACAACAACCTATTCGGAAGACCAAATCTTGCATTTTAAGGGTTTTACTCTTGATGGGCTTGTTGGTTTATCTGCTATTCAGTTTTTTGCTCAAACCATAGGCATGCAGTTCGATGCAAACAATCAAGCTCAAGACTGGTTTAAAAATGGCTTAAAGGTTGGCGGCTTTTTGGAGACTGGAGAGCAAACCTTAACTAAAGAGCAACGTGAACGGCTAAGAAACCATTTAAGTGAGTTCAGTAAACCTGAGAATGCTGGTAAGTACATGGTGCTTGAGGCTGGAATGAAGCTGTCTGGCTCAAATAGTATTCGAATCAATCCCGTTGATGCCCAGTTACTTGAATCTCGTTATTTTGGCATTGAAGAAATATGCCGCGCCTTTGGTGTTCCACCTCAGTTAATTGGTCATACAAACAAAGCAAGCTCATGGGCTTCAAGTCTTGAGCAGACTAATAGGGGGTTTTTGACCTATTCGCTTAACCCTCAATTAGTTCGATATGAGCAAACAATCACAAAGAGATTGTTTTTGCCAAGTGAAAAATACAAGTACCGGCCAAAATTTGCGGTTGAAGGCTTATTACGGGCCGACAGTGCTACTCGCTCAGGTTTCTACACAAACATGATTCAAAACGGTGTTATGACGCGTAATGAAGTACGTGATTTAGAAGACTTGGCGCCTTTACCGGGTGGCGATGAGCTAATGGTTCAAATGCAAATGGTCGGATTGAAAGATCAGGGGAAAACCAGTGGATAGACTTAAACTAACTTTAGAAATCAAAGCCACCCAAGAGGGTGGCTTTTTTTCTGGCTACTTAGCTGCTTTTGACAACCTTGATTCTCATGGGGACATCATCCGCAAAGGTGCATTTGCCAAAACTCTTCAAGAGTGGAAGGCAAAAGGCAAGTACCCAGCAATCTTTTGGGATCACAACCCATCTGAACCAATCGGAATTTTTACCGAAATGCGTGAAGACGAAAAAGGGTTGTACGTAGAAGGTCGTCTCTTAATTGACGATGTGCCGCGAGCTAAAGCTACTTATGCGCTGATGAAGGTTGGCGCGATTGATGGCATGTCCATTGGCTATATCACCAAGTCTTATAGACGCGATCCAGATTCACTAATCCGCGAACTGCTGGAACTGGAGTTGGTGGAGGGTTCAATTGTTGCCTTTCCTTCCAATCCAGAAACCCTAATCAGTTCCGTCAAATCCAAATTACAAGATGGCGAGCTGCCATCCCTACCAGAATTTGAAAAGTTCCTGAGAGAGTCAGGATTTTCAAAAACGCAAGCCACTGTCATCGCTAGTAAGGGTTTGCGTCATCTTTTGAGCGAGTCAGAGGGTGAAAACGAAAATGCGAAATCAATTTCAAATGCCTTAAATATTTTACGAGGAATCAGTAATGACTGAAAAAACTTTAGAACAACTCGCTCAAGAGTTCCAAAAACACGTTGATACAGTTAAAGAAATCGCCGAAGAGTTCAAAGGCAAACAAGCAAAAAGTGAAGAAATCTCACAAAGCGCCAAAGATAAAGCAGACGAAGCTTTAACTACGTTAAATGAAGTTAAAAACAAACTGACAGAACTGGAGCAGAAAGCTGCACGCCGTGGTAATGGTGAAGTTGAAACCAAAAAGCAAACCATGGGTGGTGAGTTTGTTGAAACTACAGAATACAAAAATGCTGCTGAGTCGCAGTATCGTGGTATTCAACGTGTTGAGTTAAAAAACACAATTGGTACAACAGAAGTTGGAAAAATCATTCCAGCTACCAATCTTGGCCTGCAATTACCAAATCAAATGCGTCTTACAATCCGCGATATTTTGGCGGGTGGCAGCATGAGCGGGAATCTCATTGAATATGTTCAAATGAAAGAATTCACCAATAATGCAGCAGTAGTTGCAGAAGGTGCAAACAAGCCAGAATCTGGAATTACATTTGAAGATAAAGATGCCAAAGCAGTTGTAATTGCTCACTGGTTAAAAACGACCACTCAAATGTTAAGTGATGCACCAGCATTGCAGTCATTCATTGACAACATTTTGCGCCATGGTCTTGACATCAAGCTTGAAAAGCAAATTCTTGCTGGTGATGGAACCAATGGCAATATGCTTGGCTTAATCCCTCAAGCGACTGCTTATGCTCCGCCTGCAGGTGCTCCAGCAACGCCAAACATGTTTGATGTGTTGCGCTTTGCAATGCTTCAAGTTGTTTTAGCTGACGACTTTGCTAACGGCCATGTACTCAACCCAATTGACTGGGCGTTGATGGAAACGCAAAAAGATGCAAACGGCAACTACATCATCGGGAATCCGCAATCACAAGCGGTTCCAACATTATGGGGCTTGCCTGTAGTTCAAACCGCTGCAATGGATGCAGGTAAATTCTTAACAGGTGCATTCAATACTGCAGCTCAATACTTTGAGCGCTGGGGTGCTGCTGTGCAAATCGGTATGCAGGGCGATGATTTCACATCAAATAAACGTACCTTACTTGCTGAAACCCGTGGAGCATTAGCTGTTTATAAGCCTAAATCGCTTGTATATGGCTCTTATACTCCTGCTACGGGTGGTTAATTCATTTTGGGGTGGTGTTCGTCACCATCCCAATTAGAGAGGCCAAAATGAAAGAATATGAAGTTTTACGCCCACACTTTGGATATAAAGACTACAAAGAGGGCGATATTCGAACCGCAGATCCAAACGTGGTAAGGCATTTGGTAGAAAATAAAGTTTTACGTGAATACCAAACAAAAGTTGATCCACCAAAACCAGGTACAAGACGGAATAATTCAAAATGATCACACTCGAACGAGCTAAGTTGCAATGTCGAGTAGATCATAACGATGAAGATGAACTCTTTATCGAATGGATTAGCCAAGCAGATGAAGAAATAGCAACTGATATTGACCGAAAAATTATTTCGGACGAGTCGGAGCGAACATCTGAAACGGACATTGTGGACTGTAAAAAATTAGATAATGCCCGGTTAATATTTATTGAATATAAATACAGCCGAAGTCTTGAAGGTAAACCACAAGCTTATTGGGATATTTTGCAGCCAATTAGAGAAATGGGGGTTTAACATGCCCAGCATTACTCCAAAGCTTAAACACCGCATCACTATTCAAAAGCCCATCCAAACCCAAGATCAAAAAACAGGTAAATTGATTGTTACATGGTCAGATTTCACAACAGTTTGGGCAGAAGTTACCGACCTTTCAACAAGGGATGTTATTGCGGCAAAAGCAGCAAACAGCGCAATACAAGCCCGCGCAAAAGTTCGTTATAGCAGTACAACAAAGCAAGTTGATAGCACAATGCGGGTACTTTTTGATGGGTACTATTACAAGATTGATGGGAACCCAATGCGAGACCCAGACTCACGCCGTGAGTATTTAACTATCAACCTTGCAACAGGTGATAAAGCATGGAATGTGTGATTTATGGCAACTCAAATACAGGGTTTGGAGCCAGCATTAAGAAAAATGCAGGCAATTGGCAATGAAAAGACTGTAAAGCGTATTGCTCGTAAAGCCATGCGTCAAGCAATGAACATTGTGAGAGATAAGGCTCGTGAAAAAGTTAAACGCCTAGATGACCCGACAACACCAGAAAAGATCTGGAAAGAAATTGTTGTTCAAAATGGGCGAAGTAGAAACAAAAATGCTTTGGTAATCCGTGTCGGTGTGCGTGGTGGTGCTCAAGTTCCTTATACAAATAACGCACATAACCGCAGATCTGGCCGTGTTGGAAAAACTTATCAAGCTGATGGTCGTGTTTATTACTGGCGTTTTCTTGAACTTGGTACAAGCCGTCAGCCTGCAACGCCATTTTTACGGCCTGCTTTATATGAAAGTATTGAACAGGTTACTGAAAGATTTGTTCAGGTTTTTAATTTTGAACTTAGTGCAGCTTTGGGTGCAGCTTAATGATTGATATTCCGATTTTCAAATTAGCAAGAGCAGATCCAGCAGTAAGAGCACTTTTAGAAAGCAATAACATTCTAAGAGTTTGGCGCTTTGGATATGCTCCAGAACAGCCGGAAGCGCCTTATGTAACTTGGCAATTAATTTCAGGTCAACCAAACAACAATATTGATTCTCGCCCAGTATCTGACAATGCAATTATTCAAATCGATGTTTATGCAACTGATGCAGATATTGTTGGACAAGTTGCAGAGGCAATAAGATCTGCAATTGAACTTGATTCTTATATTGTCCGATATGGTGAAGCAGATAATGATCCAGTTACAAACATGCCGCATTACTCTTTCGATGTTAGCTGGATCATAAACCGCTAATAAAACTTAAACCATATTTTCACTTAGCACCCATTTCGGGTGCTTTTTTTATGCCTAAAATTAAGGAGCGCTCTTAATGGCTAATGTTAAAACTCAAAAAACACAGTTATTTACTGTGTTAAATGGTCAAGTGGTTCGTTTTGTTTGCTCTAAACGGATTGACTTGGGGCAAGATTCATTTCAAAAAATTGATGTAACTTGTCTTGATGCAGAATCAAAACAGTATGTTCGCGGTATGCGTGATCCTGGTGAAGGTGCAATAGAAATCGATTACGATGATACGAACACCAGTCATGACAAGTTAATTGAAATTGCCGAATCTGGAGAGATTTTAGAGTGGCATGTTGGCTCAGGCCATGCAGCAACACCACCAACTTATGATGCTACTACCGGTATTGATTTGCCAGAGGATCGTATGTGGTGGTCATTCAAGGGTTATATTAATCCTACTGCACCTAATGCATTTGAAGTCGATTCTGTAGTTGGTTATTCATTCACATTGATTCGTACTTCTGGCGTAACTCCAACTAAACGCACGGTGGCTCCATAATGGCTAAGATCAGCATTGCAGACTTAAAGCAGAGTGTAACTACTCTAAACGTTCCAGTTAAAAAAGCCGTCAAGTGGAATGTTGAAGCGACTGAAAGTAATATTGAGTCACTTAAAAAATTGACGAAAAACAATTCATTAGAGCTTGGTGATATTGTTGAGCTTGAAGCTGATATTTTTGTTAAAAAAATGAACTTCAAGGAAAGTCGCGAGGCATCCAAAGCAATTGAATGGGATCTTAATTATGAGAATCTTGAGGATTCAAAGGTTAAGAAAATCGACTCAACTCACATGCAAGCTGCTCAATTACTTGGTTCAATTTGCTCAGATCAAAAGGGGACACCTTTTTTCTCAAGTGTTAATGACATCTATAAAGCAGAGCCTAGTTTAATAAATGCTATGTATGCTGCTGCTGATGAAGTTAATAATTTTTTGGGAAAGTCTCGGAAGAAGAGCTTGCAGACAGAGAACTCCTCATTGAACTCGTCCTCAATGGAATCGGTGGAAGCACTTTAGCAGAAGCCGAATTAAACATTAGTCATAAAGAGTTGATGGAATGGAGAGCCTATCGTCAAAAATATGGCTCTCTTTTCTTTGGTCGCCGTTTAGAGCAAAGCTTTGGAAGCTGGATGGCACATTACACAGGCTTCAAAGTTAAAGAGGGAACAAAAGTAGACCCTTATATATTTATGCCTCATGAAACGCCTCCAGACGATGACAATTCATTGTCATTAGAGGAATATCTAGAAAGGTTCCATAGTAACTAGCCCTGCCATAAGGTGGGGCATGTGACATTTACATACCGTTTTGTTAAATTGACTTTGATTTTAAAAAACGGTGCGTTTATGAAAAAAGTTATTTTTACTGCTTTTTTAAGCTATTTTTTAATTGTAACCAGTCAGGTCCAAGCTAGAACTTTTTACACAACTGAGCATGTAAGGATTATTGAAAATTTGAATGGAGACAAAAGTAATCTTTTTAAAAACTCCAAAAAATGGGTAGCAAATAACTTTAATTCAGCTCAAGACGTAATTCAGTATGAAAGCCCAGAAGAAGGGCAATTAATTATTCGTGGAATTGCTTCGCCATTATGTGATTCAACAGTAAGTAAAATGCAATGTAATGGTTACTCCCAAGCTAAAATATCTTTTAATTTAACAATTGATCTAAAAGATAAAAGAGCACGTCTAAAATTCAGTAATTACGGTTACGCGAGATTTGGTAACACGCCAATTGATGACCCTATTACTTATAAGTTGATGCTTAATAGATTTGATTCTTTATCGAATGATTTTGAAAAAACACTTAGCACCAGCAACAATAATGACTCTTGGTAAATTGAATAAAGCAATTCCATAGTCAGTTTTACTTGAAATATTGCCCACTCTTAGAGTGGGTTTTTTTATGCCTGGAGAAAAGAAATGGCTACAAATTCACTTGGCAGATTAACTTTGGACTTGGTTGTTCAGACTGCAAGCTTTTCCGAGCCATTAAGCAAAGCTGAACGACAAGCACGAGCATCAAGTCAAGGGATTGCCAATTCTTTAAATATTGCGGCTATAGCTGTTAGTGCTTTAGGTGGAGCAGTGTCTGGTCTTTCAGTGGCTCAGCTTGTTAATTTTAGTGATCAAGTTATTCAGACTGGAAATGATATTCAAAAGTTTTCAAAACTTGCGAATGCTTCAGTGCGTGAATTTCAGTATTACGCCAAAGGGGCAGAAACTGCTGGAATTTCATTGGAATCTTTTGCAGATAAAATGAAAGATATGCAAGATCGAATTGGCGATTTTCAGCAAACTGGTGGCGGTCCTTTAGCTGACTTTTTTGAGAATATTGCACCACGTGTTGGCGTTACAATTCAACAATTTCAAAAGCTGTCTGGCCCAGAAGCGCTTCAATTATTTTATAACTCATTAGAAAAAGCTGGTGCTTCAACTAATGACATGAAGTTCTATATGGAAGCAATCATTTCTGATTCTTCTTTGTTAATTCCACTGTTAGAAAAAGGTGGTAAAGGTTTTAAAGAATGGGGCGATGCAGCTGAAAAAGCTGGCGCAATTATGACTGATGAATTGGTCGCGAATCTTTCGGAAGCTAAAAAACAGTTAATGTTGATGGATTTACAATGGCAGGGCTTAGAAAATCGCCTAATAAATAATGTAGTTCCAGCAGTCAAAATGGTTATTGATAATTGGGACGAAATAAAAGCCATTGCAATTGCTGTTTCTGCTGGTATAGCAACCCGATTTGTTCCGGCTTTAGTTCTTGCATCTTATCAACTTGGTCAGACGGCATTATTTGCCGCTCGTGCTGGTATAGGTCTTTATAGTTTTTCTAAATCGGCAGGGGTAGCTAGAAGTGCTATAGCTTTGCTTGGTGGACCTGCTGGCATTGGAATGCTTATTGCACAGTTAGCTGTAGCTGGCGGTGCTTATTATCTTATGACTAAACAAACTCAGGATGCTACGGATGCTTTAGAAGAGCAAGGTCTATCAGTCGATGAATTGCGAGAGAAGTATAAAAAACTTACCGCTTCACAGCTTGCTCTTAAAAGCATTGAGGCAAGTGAAGAAATCGAAAAGCAAACCAAAGATCTAAAAAGTCTTTTTACAGCTTTAGAACAATTTGAGAACGACTTAAAAGTTCAAGGTGATGCCAAGCAACTTAAAGGAATTCAGTTGTATCTTAATAGCTTAAAGGAGGGTGGTGATAAGGCAAAAAATGCTTTTGCGGAGCTTCAAAAACAAGGCTTGGTTAGTGAGAGTACACTTAAGTTTGTTGCAGAATTAGATACAAAAATTAATGCTGCTAATAACACTATAGATCGTCAAAAAGAGATCCAAAAATTAGTTAAAGATGTCACCAATGATGCAACAAAGGCACAGCAAGACCAAACAAAAGCTGTCAAAGACTCTACTGAGGCATGGCAATCACTGATACAAAAACAACGTGAATACATTACCCAAGCTAAACAAGATGTACTTAGAGAAGGGTATATAAAGACACTTGTAAGAGAGGGGGTAAGTGTAGATAAAGCGAATGTTTATGCAGATGCACAAGTCGCAACAAATGGAGAAAATGCTTTTAAAGCACCATTGTCAAAGGATGTGCTACTTGCTGCCCGCGAAAACTTCAATCTAAAAAACTATACTTTTAGTAAAGACGAGTTGGCGGCAATTGCAAAAGTGAAAGGCATTGCAAAAGTTCATAATTTTGCACAGATCGAAAGTTTGTATGGATTACCGGCAGGCACATTAGCAGCATTAGTGCTTCAGGAGTCTGGAGGTAATCCAAATGCAATTAGCCCAACTGGGGCAAAAGGACTATTTCAGACCACAGGAATTTACAGAGTTGGCAAAAATTTAAGCACAATTGAGGCTCAGGCAACAGAAGCAGCAAAATATATCAGCAATGGTGTTAAAGAATTTGGAAATTTTGCAGATGGTGTTACCACTTATAACTCAGGTGTTGCAGGGTTATGGGATTACAAAAAAGGTGGGAGATCGCCCGCTAAACGCAAGGAGATTGCAGGATATGCACCAGGTATTCAACGTTGGATGGCTGGTGTAAATGGCAAGTCTACAGTAGACAATTCAATTCTGATGCCAACCCAAGCAGATCAACTTGAGTTGATCAATAAAGCTGCTGAGTCTCAAAAACTCATTGATGATGCAAAAAAAGAAGTTGATGCACGTTATTACACCGAGGCGCAAAGACTTGCAAAAGAGCATCAAGATAATATTGAAAAGATTACCTTGGCCTATGCTGGAACACCGCAGTTAAAGGAAAAGCTTGCTCAAGAGAATGCTTTATATGCCGCTCAAATTGCAAAACTTGAGTCCGATAAAAAGGAGGAGTACAACCAGTACTTTGCTTTTGAAACTGATCGAATCAAGCAGATTGAACAAAACTTTGATCGACAAAAAGAGTTAATTGACACTAATGCCGAATATGAGTACGGGAAATCGAAAAAAGCTTTAGAGATTAAAGCTGCTCTTGAGCGTCAAAAACAAGTTGAAATTGCTGCCGTAAAACGCGAAGAAGATGCACAAATTCAGTCGGCGTTTGAGGGTTATCTAAATCAGACTGAAATTGTTGTGAAGCGTTACCAACGTGAACGTGAAGAAATACTTCAAACTTATAGTTTAAGTAAACGTGTTCGCGAAGAGATGGCAAAATCTAAGGATTATGCAATTTTTGAAACTTTAAACCAAGCTTCTGACAGCGTCTTTCAAGTTGGTCAGAACTCTGCTCAATCTCTATTTAATAGACTTAATCCTGAAGAGTTTTCAAAGTTTAATTTGCAAAATCAATATTCTTCAGATTTCGGAGGACTCCAAACATCCTACAACGATGAAGTTGCTGGAATAAGTGCAATATCAGATGAGAATCTTCGCAATTCTATGCTTTTAGATGCACATGAGCAGTATTTGCAATCGAAAGCCGCACTTGATGCAGATTACGCACAAAAAGAGCGTGATTTGGATCAACAGAATTTTGAAACCAAGATGCAAGTTTATTCGCAAATTGCTGGAATGACTGGGCAGGTCTTTTCAGACATGACCGCACTATTAGAGCAAAGTGTTGGGAAGTCAAATGCACTTTACAAAACTATGTTCTTTGCCTCTAAGGCTGCTTCAATAGCTCAAGCAATTGTTAACACGGAAGAGGGAGCTACAAAAGCACTGGCACAAGGTGGCGCTTATGGAAGTGTATTGGCTGGAGTTGTTAGGGCAACAGGTTATGCTTCAGTTGGTATCATGGCAGCTCAAACAATCCAAGGTATGGCTCATAACGGTATAGATAATATCCCGCGTGAAGGTACATGGCTTTTAGATGGTGGTGAACGTGTACTAAACCCTCAACAGAACAAAGATTTGACGAATTATTTAAATAATCGTCAAAACGGGTCTAGTGAGGGCAATGTACAAATTAGTCAGCAAATTACGTTTGCTGATGGATCTGCAAGCGTCAATACACAAGGGCAAAAGCAAATTGCTGAATCTCTGAATAATGCAATGGACGCATGGGCTAGACGTGAAAGCCGCCAAGGTGGTGTCTTGTTTAATCTAGTGAGACGTTAATACCTAAATTTAACCACTTAAAACCAAATAAACCCACTCTCTTGAGTGGGTTTTTTAATGGGAGTACAAAAGTGAAAAAGTACATTATGACTTTTCTGCTTGCTTTATTGATTGCTGTAGTTTTCTACATAAGTGCAAATTTAATTGATTTTAATCTAATTGAATATGCAACGGGTTTCGTCTTTGGATTGTCATTTGCCCTCATTTTTAAAAAACAATCTAAGAGTACTAAAATTGCTGACTTAATGGACAAGCAATTAAAAGAATGGGCAGTTCGTGAAAGTAGGCGGGCAGGTTTATTGGCTCCAGATCAAGATACGAAGGATCTAGAAAGTTGCAAAAAACGTTTTAAAGATAGTCCGGTAAGTATGAAAGTTGAGTGGTCAAAAAAAGATGAGTAATCGTAAATTCACTTGGTGCCAAGATTTAGAGGGTAACTCAGGTTCGCAAAGCTTTAATACTTTGTCCTCTAAGTTTGGTGATGGGTATGAGCAAAATGTCTCAATAGGAATCAATAACCGAACAGGTACTTGGCAATATTCACGGACAGCAAAAAAAGCCGAAATTATGCAAATCAAAGCATTCTTCGATCAACACAAAGGCGCGGACTCGTTTCTTTGGGATTCGCCGTTAGATGGTGAGGTTCGAGTTAAAACAGGTGAATATCAACCCCGCTGTTTGGGCGGTGATGTTTGGCAAATCTCAACGACATTCACCCAAGTCTTCTATCCTTAAATTTAAATCCTTTTAAAGCCCCTTTTTAGGGGCTTTTTTATGCGAGTAAGAAAATGACAATTCAAACAGTAAATCTAGGTACGGCACCGACTGGCGCAGGTGGTGATACTTTCCGTTCAACTGGCGCAAAAATTAATGAAAACTTTACAAACAACACTCATGCAGCAAGTCGTTATGTTGGTACAGCTACAGGCAATGTGATGGAGGTTGGCGCTTTTGGTGTGGGTACTACAAGTCAACGCGTCGGTAGCGCAGAAAGAATCGCTAAAGGTGGGTTTTATGCAGTCAGTGAAATTCAACAAAACGACAATTCTTTAATGCCTGCATACCAAATGATAGTAAATATACCCTGGGTCGATGAATCAATTGGATCTCAAATAGCCATAGGCCTTCATGGTTCTGCAAAAATTGGTTTTAGAACCTGGAGTTTAGGCTCAATATCTTATTATAGTATTTTACATAGCGGAAATACTACAGTCGATGCAAACGGATTCATAAAAGCAGCTTCACCAATTATTAAACTGTTTACAGATAAAATTGAACCTAACGATGAAGCTGCTGAGCAACCTATAACTTTTGAAAAACGCGATGTAGGGCACTACTTGCTAAAAGGAACGTCAGGTTTTGCAACGGAAGGTTGGTATATCGAAACGCCAAAAGATGCTAACGGGAACATTCTTTTTGCTGTGATTTATCAGCAGTTAGAAAATAAAGATATTGAAATCAAAACTTTTAAAAAGAAGTTTGATGTTGAGTCTGCTTCAATTATTGCTGATTTGGATAATCCAGTTGATATTTCAACGGGCCGCTGGATCGATATTCGCTTGCAAGAAATTCCTAAACCAGTACCCGAAATACCAGTGGTGACAAAAAATGACCCTGAATAGTGATTTCCAGAAGCTGTATGTAGATGGATTAATCCATTTGTATGAACTAGATGCCAGCTCACTTGGGGCTGGCATTTTACGTTTTCATGGTCATATTTCTTTTCAAGACTGGGAAAAAATTTACTCATCCATCGGATCTGAAGGATTGATCGGTGCAGATACCGGCAGCATTGGAAAGATTTTTGATACCGGTGATCAGAAAGTATGGAACCGAAATATTATCTGGCAAGGTCAAGTTTTTGAACCAATGGCACTCGAAGTAAGTGGCCTTGAAATGAGTTCAACTGGTAAAGCTTCAGCGCCAACTTTGACAATGGCAAATAACATTAACGGCATTCAACATGCTGTTTCTGCTTATTGTCTGCAATTTAAAGATTTTGCAGGTGCAAAGCTAAAAGTTATTACTACTTTGGCTAAATATCTAGATCCTGAAAATTTCACTTCTGGCAATCCTTTAGCATCGAACGAGTCTAAAGAACAAACTTGGTTTATAGAACAAAAGACATCGGAAAATGCTCAGCAAGTAACTTTTGAGCTTTCTAACCCGATTGATTTTGAAGGTTTGAAAATTCCTGTACGTCAAATTACTTCTTATTGTAGTTGGGAATATCGCGGGGAAGAGTGTGGTTACACCGGGGCAGCAATGTTTACCGAGAAAGATGAGCCTACAGACAATCCTGCTTTAGATCGTTGCTCGTACAGATTATCTGGTTGTGAATGTCGATTTAGTAAAAACAAGCCTTTACCCTTTGGCGGATTCCCAGCTTCAAGCATGTTGTGAGGTCTTATGAAACTGACAGCAAAAATTAAAAAAGCAATCATGGCCCATGCTGATGCATGTTACCCGCTTGAATGCTGTGGTGTGATTATTGATAAGCAATATATTCCTTGTCGCAATATCGCTGAACAATCTGATCAGTTTGAAATACATCCCGAAGACTTGGCAAGTGCTGAAGATCAAGGCGAAATCTTAGCTTATGTGCACTCTCATCCAGATGGAACAACAAAAGCTTCGGAACTTGATCTGATTCAAATTGAATTACATCAAAAGCCGTGGGTAATTTGTTCGTATCCGGATCTTGATTTTCAAGTCTACGAGCCTTGCGGTTATCGCGCCCCTTTAGTGGGGCGTAATTATTTTCATGGCTGGCAAGATTGCTATGCGCTTGTACGTGATTTTTATAGTCGTGAATTGGGTGTAGAGATGATGGATTTCGAGCGTAAAGATGGTTGGTGGGAAGATAAAGACCATCCATCACTTTACCTTGAAAATTACGAAAAAGCAGGTTTCTTTGAAGTTGATAAACCAGAATATGGCGATATGTTGGTTTGTCGGGTTGGACGTACAGAACATCCAAATCATGCAGTTATATGGTTGGGTAATAATGGGCAGCTTAAATCGGAGCAAACTGAGCAATGCATAGGTTCAAGCTTAATTCTGCATCATCCGTATAACAGAAAGTCAGTACGCGAAATTTATGGCCAACAGTGGAAAGATCGCACGGTAAAAATCTTGAGGCATAGAGATGTTAAAAACAATTAAGTTGTACGGCATCTTGGGCCAAAAGTTTGGTCGTGAATTTAAGCTCGATGTCGCAAATACGCGTGAAGCCATGCGTGCTTTATCAGTTCAAATCGCTGGCTTTGAACACTTCATGACACATGCCCATGAGCAAGGGTTGGCTTTTGCAATTTTTCTTAAAGGTAAAGGCTCAAGTAATAAGCTAGGCAAGAAACGCCCAGCAATTTACGATCATGAAACAAAGCGCTTAATCACTGGTGACAATATCGGTGAAGAGCAGCTTGATATGTCTACTGAAGCCGACATTATTCACATCGTCCCGCGTGTAATGGGAGCTGGTGGTAATAGTGGAGTCTTACAATTAGTTCTTGGAGTAGTTCTGATTGTTGCAGGTGTGATGACTGGCGGTACGTCTTCAGCTTACGGTGTTGCATTGATTGGCGCTGGCGCAGGTATGGCTGTGGGTGGGGTTGCTTCTATGCTCATGCCGAAAGCCCAAACTACTCAAAATCAAAATCAAGACGGGAACCGGGCAAACTTTGGTTTTGGGAGTGCAGTAACCACAGCAGCGCAAGGTTACCCAGTACCGATTCTCTATGGTAGACGTGAAGTCGGCGGCTTCGTATTAAGTGCTGGTCAATATCCAGAAGATCAGATGTAATTTTTAAGTTAGTTATAGGCGCTTTTTGGCGCCTTTTTTATTGCGTGGGATTTGATATGACAGCGATGGTAAAAGGCGCTAAAAAGGGAAACCAGCAACCAAGACAACCAGTAGTTGCACCGGACTCCGCACAATCTAAAACTTATATTAAAGAGTTGATTGGTCTAGCGGAGGGTGAGGTCGAAGGATTAGCAAACGGCTATCAATCAATTTTGCTTGAAGATACTCCGTTGCAAGATGAAAACGGCAACAAGAACTTTGAAAACGTTACTGTTAATTTTAGATCCGGAACAAACGATCAAGAATACATTGAAGGCTTCCCGGCAGTTGAAAATGAAATTCCGATTGACGTAGAGCTTAAATCATCTACACCATGGGTGCGCTCTTTTAACAACCTAGATCTTGATGCAGTACGTTTACGTTTACGTTGGGGTCCACTACGCAACCAAGACCCAGCAACGGGTGATGTTACTGGCTATACCATTGAATACGCGGTGGACTTGCAAACTGATGGCGGAGCATGGTCAGAAGTATTAAGAGCAAAAATTTCAGATAAAACATCTGATAATTATGAGCGTCCACATCGTATTGACTTACCCAAAGCCGATTCAGGCTGGCTCGTTCGTGTTCGCCGAATCACGCCAAATTCAACTTCTGAATATATCAGCGACAAAATGTATGTTAAGGCTGTTACTGAAGTAATAGACGCGAAATTACGCTATCCAAATACAGCATTAGTTTCATTGCAATACGATGCTGAAACATTCGGTGGATCAGTCGCAAAACTTGCGGTTGATTTGAAAGGCGTAAAAATTAAGGTACCGACAAATTACAACCCTGAAACCCGCGAATACATTGGGTTTTGGGATGGCACTTTTAAACGCGCATATTCAAACAACCCTGCATGGATTTACTATGATCTTTGCACATCTAAGCGCTACGGAATTGGTGAGCGAATTACAGATGGAATGCTTGATAAATGGTCTTTATACCGATTAGCACAATACTGTGACGAAATGGTACCAGACGGGTTGGGCGGTCAAGAACCACGTTTCACATGTAACATTTATCTTCAGAGCGCTGAAGATGCTTATAGCATTCTTACAAAATTAGCTGGTGTTTTTCGAGCTATTACTTATTGGGATGGGGATAGCATTGTTTGTGATGCTGATATTCCACAAGATACCTATTTCACTTATACGCGTGCCAATATTATCGGGGAGCCGGATCATAATGGTACACGTGCCCGTGATAGACATAATGCAGTAAAAGTAGCTTGGGATAACCCAGCCAATCACTATAAGACTGAATATGAATTTGTGCGTGATGAGAAAGCCATTTCTGAAATGAAACAGGTGCGCTTACTTGAACTTGATGCGTGGGGGTGCACATCGCGTGGGCAAGCACAACGAGCAGGTCTGTGGGCTTTAAAGTCTGAACAACTTGAAACACGTACTGTGACTTTTAAAGTTGGATTAGACGGCCATATTCCTTTGCCAGGTAAAGTGATTGAATTTGCAGATCCTATTTTTGCTGGAAGAGCAAACGGTGGTCGCATTTCAGCAATTTCAGCAGATCGAAAAAGCATTACTCTTGACCGTGATGATGTGGTCGCAGTAGCGGGTGATAGACTCATCGTTAATGGAGAAAACGGGAAAGCTCAAACTCGTATTGTCCAAGCAATTACAGGCCGCGTCATAACTGTTTCTGTAGCTTTTGATGAAATTGCACCTCAAAACGTATGGGTTATTGATGCTCAAGATTTGGCAACGCTTAAATTTAGGGTTTTGTCAGTAGTTCAAAGTGATTCACATCAATTTACTATTACAGCGCTTGAATACAATCCGAAAAAGTTTGATGCAATCGATCATGGCGCTCATTACATCGATGTACCAATTTCAATTGTTAATCCCAATATTCAAGAACCAGTTTCAAATATTGTTATTACAAGCGAAGATCGGGTGGATCAAGGTATTAATGTTGCCACCATGGTTGTGTCTTGGACGCAAGCAAAAGGTGCGGTTAAGTATCTGGTTGAATGGCGGAAAGATGATGGTAGCTGGATTAAGCTGCCAGTTACCGGCAATAACTCAATTGAGGTGCCGGGTATTTATGCTGGCAACTATCAAGCAAAAGTTACAGCGGTTAATGCTTCGGATATTTCCTCTTTACCAACTTATTCAGTTGTCACTAAGCTTAATGGCAAGCAAGGTTTGCCACCAGCTTTAGCGTTCATCCAAGCAACAGGTATTTTGTTTGGTATGCGCCTAAATTGGGGTTTTCCTGCAACTGGTGCACTTGATACGGCTTATACCGAGATTCAAGTTTCACCGGATGGTACCAGCAACATTGCTCAATTGGGTTTATTTGCTTATCCAACGACAACACATACTTTGCAAGGTTTACAGCCAAATTTAACTCAATTCTATCGTGGTCGCTTGATCGACAGGATTGGAAATATTGGGCCATGGTCGGACTGGACTCATGCGACAACTTCTGCTGATGCATCTGAAATTTTAGAAATTTTAGAAGGTAAAATTTCTGAAACAGAGTTAAGTGAGGATTTACAAACCAAGATTGATCATATTGAGACTATTGACGCTGAAATTGGCCCAATTAAGCAAGATATTCAAAATACGAAAGATCGGATTGCACAAGAAGTCGTTGATCGTCAAAACGCTATTCAGCAGGCATCGGATGGCCTTTCACAGCAAATTATTGATGGTGATGAAAGTGTTCTTGAAGTTGTAAATACCGTTAAACAGTCAAGTGACGAGGGAATTGCAGCTGCTCAAGAAAGTATTCGTGTTGTTGCAGATGATCTTTCATTAGTTGCTGAAAAAACAGATGGTGTGTATGCACAACTGAATCCTGCATTGATTGGCTCTGAATCAGATCTAATTGGTAACGATCAAGGTTTTGCTGGCACATGGTCTGTTCAATCGGCAATGATCGAAGGAGACTTGGCACTTAGTAAGCGCATTGATACAACCGTTGTTGAAGTAAATGATTTACGTGCGTACGCTCAGCAAGAGGTTCAAGCGCGTATAGAGGGTGACAAAGTAACAGTTCAAAAGATTGATACTTATATTGCTAGCAATGATAGTGCTTTAGCCACGGTACGCCAATCTGCACAAGTCGCGGTAGATCAGTCTTCGGCAAATGCTGAAGCAATTGATTCAATTAATCTTGAGCTTGACGATAAAGCTTCAACTGGTGAACTTGAGCAAGTTAAGTCTGATATTAAGAATGTAGATGACAAAGTTAATGCCCAAACGATCAGACTTGATGGTGTCTATGCTCAAATTAACCCGCCTTTAATCGGCTCGGAATCCGAGTTAATTGGTAATGAGGGAGGCTATGCGGGTGTCTGGTCTGAACAGTCAGCGCGTATTGAAAGTGATTTAGCACAAGCAATTCGTACAGATACAATTCAAACTGATTTGAATGGTAATAAAGCTGCTGTTCAAGAGGTCACTAAATCAGTCAATGGGCTATATGCACAAAAGTTCATTAAGCTTGATGTGAATGGCAAAATTGCAGGCTGGGGTGGTGCCAATGATGGTGTAGAGTCTCAGTTTATTTTTAACTTTGATTCTATTGCAATCGGAAACGGTAGTAATGGCACTGTTTCATATCCATTTATTTTCCGTACAACCCCTTTTACTGACCCAGTAACAGGCACAGTTTTCCCAGTGGGTGCATACCTAAAAACTGTCATTATGGATTATCAATCCGTCGATACATCTCATATTAAAGACTTGGCTGTACAGCGAGGCAAGATTGCACAATTAGCTGTTGGAAGTGCTCAGATTGATAATCTTGCAGTGACAAGAGGTAAAATTGCTGATCTTGCAGTTGATACTTTGAAGATTGCTGATAATGCCGTAACTGTACCAGTATCAGCGTTTGCTGAAATCTCAGTGGGTGTTGATACTGAATATGTCACTATTCAGACTTTAAACGTTCCATCTGATATGGGGCATACGGTTTTAACCTTTGGTGCAGTCTTTAGTTTTACTGGCTACAGTCCGAAACAGCAAGTTTATTGCCGAGTTCTCAAAAATGATCAAGTCGTTTTTGAGGATCTAGAAGTTCACTTCATTGAACACACTTCAGTGGCATCTATTACCGATGCAAATGGCATGCACAATCATAATGGTTCTGCTGTTAGTGTTTCGGGTAATACCGGGCAAGATGGTTCGCATAGTCATAGCTACAATGTGAATGGTACGACTGGCTCGACAAATGCAGGAGGTACATTTCACAGTCACTCATTCAGCGCAAATGGAAACACAAACAGTGGTGGGTCACACAGCCATACTGTTAGTTTAAATGGCAACGTGACTATGTCTGATGGTGGTGAACATAGACATAACATTTTAGTGACTGGTAACTCGCGTAGTGCTGGAACAATTAATATTTCAAGACACGATTCAACAGGAATAGCAGGGACATTCAAATTGCAATTGAGAGTTGTTGCTGGTGGTTCCATGAATGTGTCTCAACGTTATATTCATGCAATGACGATGAGGAAGTAATGGCATATTTTGCAGTTTATGAGGTTGAAACAGGTGAAATACAGAATTTAATAGAATGCCCTGGATTTCTAGCTGAAACAATTCATCTAGAAGAGGGGCAACAATTTTTAGAAGTAGATCACCAGGTGTCAGCAAATAAATACTTGGTCAAAAATGATGAGTTAGTCTTAAGAGATTAACTCATCCAATAGTTATGAAGCACCCTAAATTGGGTGCTTTTTTTATGCCGAAATTAGGGGGGCTGCATGGCAGACAATCAGCAAATTATAGATACATCGACCGCTTTGGCGGCCAGCAAGGGTGCAACATACGGGGGAAGTGTGGCAGGAGCAGTTTCGGCGTGGATCGGGTCAATCGATTTAGCATTTTGGGTCAGTATCATCATTGGTTTAGCTGGTTTTTTAATGAACTGGTATTACGCCAAAAAGAAAAATAAGCGCGATGAAATTGCACTGAAAGCTTATTTAGAAAGCTTAGAAAAGAAAGGTGACTGTAATGTCAAACAAGACTAAATATATTGCAGCAGTCTTAGCAGCTTCGGCTGCTTTTTTTGTGGGCGTAAAAAACGATGAAGGGTTTACATCAAAGCCAGTAATTCCCGTTAAAGGGGATCGGCCAACACAGGGCCATGGTTCTACATTTAAACCCGATGGCTCACCAGTAAAAATGACAGATCCACCAATTACACGCGCGACTGCAGATAAATGGTTGCGTAATGATGTCGCAAAACGTGAAGTAGCATTTAAAGATTCATTGAAGGGCGTGAAATTATCACAAACTGAATATGACCTTTACTTGGATTTTTCATATCAGTACGGGGTACCAACATTCGCAAAATCATCAATGCTTAAACACTTGAAAGCTGGTCAATATAAAGCGGCTTGCGACTCATTACTTAAATATAAGTACGTTGCAAAGCGCGATTGCTCTATTCGTAAAAATGGATGCTATGGCGTCTGGACTAGACAGCTTGAAAGACATGCTAAATGTATAGGAGCGCAGTGATGTGGATTGTATTTGCTGCTAAATATTGGCGAGAAATCATTATTGTGTTTCTCGCTTTTTTATTGGCCATATCTTTGGCCGTACTCAATTACAAAACTGGTCAGCTAAAAGAAGCTGAACAAAAGTGTCAATCTCAGATCCAAGAGATTGAGCGCAAGAATTTGAAAGCTCTTGCAGAAAAGCAAAATCAGATCAATAAAGTGAGCGCAGACTATGAGCAAGTCAAAGCAGAGCAAAACACTAAAGTCGAATATATTGAGCGTGAAGTGCAAAAGATCGTGGAGCGTCCTGTTTATAAGTCTAGCTGTATTGACGATGCTGGGGTGCAGCAACTCAATGAACTCATTAAAGCCGGTAATACCAGCTAATCTTATTCAACCATGCCCAAATCTAAATGAATTGGCAGGAACAACGGGCAAAGATTTAATGATCTGGTCAGTTGATACAGTTGCAAAATATAATGATTGCAAAGCAAGACACGGTGCGATTGTGAAGGCTCTTGAGTAAGAGCCTTTATTAAAGTGCAATTATTTGCTCAATAATCTGGATAATTGCACATTTTGAGCAAAATTATTCTCAACTGTATTCTCTCGAGGTTTTTCATGCAGCAATTAATGATCATGGTTTCAGAAGCGGGGAGAATGGAGAATACCTGCAATCTACCCGCTGATTTAGATAAGCACGGGAATGTTCTTAAAATCTATGACTACTCATTAAAAGAATTGCCGATTAATTTAGATGGCACTGTCACTTACAACGGTAAAAGATGGACCTTTGATAAGAAGCAAAGTTTTTAGTCTTTCCAGCTATCCACAATATCAGCCCAGTCTTGCATCATTTTTCGTCTAGCCTCTAAGTGCTGCGAATGGTCGTACGATGCTTTTGTCTTGTTAGATTCAGCATGAGCAAGCTGTTTTTCTACCCAAGCTTCCTCATAGCCCTTTTCATATAGTAGGGTAGAAGCTGTAGCTCTAAAATCATGAGTGGTAACGCCTTTTAAGCCAATATATTCAAGCATACTGTTAAGCGTTTCTTTAGCTAACATGCCATCATTTTTCTTACTGAAAATAGCAGGGAAAACTAATTCGCTATCACCAGAGATTGTATATTGACGCTTAAGTACTTCATATACTTGGTCAGATATAGGGAGAATATGGATTCTGGATTTTTTCATTGCCTCTTCTGGAAATCTAATAAGTCGTGTATCAAACTCGACCCATTTCCATTGCATCTTTCTAATTTCAATTGCCCGAAGCATTGTATATAAGAGAATGAAGCCAGCATTCTTAACAGTCTCTGTTCCATTGTATTTAGGCAATTGAGTTCTTGCTTTTTTTCTTTCTTCTTTGGTTAAAGCTCTTGCATGTTTTACACGAGGGCGCTTGATCACATCACGTACAGCATAAGTAGGGTCGTTCTCAAGCCTTAAAGTAGCAATTGCATAACGAGTTACAGCACCAATGAATCTTCGATTTTGTAAAGCGGCAGATTCACCTGTCATTTTTCCATTGGTTTCTTTAGTAACACGATTAATCGTATTATTTAAAATCTTCAATACGTCAGCCGCAGTCACATCTTTAATATTTTTTTTGCCAATAACTGGGCATATATCTTTTTCTAAAGCAGTATCGAACTTCTCTTGATAAATTTCAGACTTCAACGTCATACGTTTTTCTTTAAATTCGGCTGCAATAGCGTTGAATGTATTTTTTCCTTCTTCTAATGCCTTGGCCTTATTATTTTGTCTATCTTCTACTGGGTGTATGCCTTTGGCTAATTTTGCTCGCATTTCATCCTTTAAGATTCTAGCGTCTGCCAAAGTAATAGCCGGGTATTCGCCAAGACTCATAGAAGATTCTTTACCATTAAAAACAAACTTAAACCGCCAAACTTTAGCTCCTGAAGGACGAACTTCTATGTAAAGTCTATCTGCATCCAATATTCTGTAGACTTTTTCTTTAGGTTTTAGTGCTTTAATCTTTAGGTCGGAAAGTTTTGCAGAGGCCAT